TTTGTTCAAAAGTTGAACAAATCTTCGGAGCCTGCCAAGGAGCCGCCATCCACAAAGTACCAGGGAGGCAAGAAGTAAATGGCCGTCATCCCCTTCGCCGGGAGTTGGATCTCTCGAGGAGTTCACCAGACGGTGTGGTCCGGCCTGGCGACGGGCGACACGGGCCTCCCGCAATCCGCCCCTTCGTTGCCTGACAAGAGTGTGCAGGTCAGCGGGACTTTCGGTGCCGGCACGACTGTCCTCGAAGGCAGCAACGATGGGACAACCTACACAACCTTGACAGATCCCGGAGGTGCAGCACTTTCGTTCACCGCCGCTGGGGGTCCAAAGCAGATCCTCCAGAACCCCAAGTTTATTCGCCCAAACACCTCTGGGGGCGCATCCAGCGGCATGATCATCACCCTGATCGAGCGTGGAGGATCTATCTGATGCCCGAGGAGCGGAAGATGACCACCCAGGAGGCAGCCAACGAGCTCCTGCCGATGGTCTCGGCCTTGCGCGCCTTCCAGCGCCTGGATGAAGTCATCTCCACCGCTCAGGCATCGGAGGGCAAGGCCAAGGAGAGCCAGGCGAGCCTGGATCGAACCAACAAGGATATCGAGAAGCGCCGAGCGGAACTCAAATCCCTGGAGGAGGAACTCGACAAGGAGCGCGAGCGCCGAAAGAAGGAACTCAGCGAGCTGCAGGAAACTTGGCAAGCCAAGAGCGCCGAGCTCGAGGAGACCTGGTCCAAGCGGGGAGCGACGCTCCAGGCCAACTACGACAGCGCTGTAAAACACTACGACCAGATGATCCAGGAGAAGAACGGGAAGGTCAATGACCTGAACAAGCAGATCGAAGAAGCCGAGGCGGCTCTGAAGACGATCAAGGAAGAGCTCGCCTCCTTCAAGCAGAAGATGAGGAGCCTGGGATAATGGCCGTTCTCCCTGATACAGAACGAGCTGACCTTTCTGCTGAGATACAGCGTGAACTCAGCCGAAATAGGGCAACAACTATTCTTAGTAAGCCAGAAATGCGCACGCTCATTAACGCGATGGATGATTATCTAGAAACAAACAAAGTTGCAATCAATACAGCTATTCCTCTACCAGTTCGCGGCAACGCGACAACTGCTGAAAAAGCATTGGCTATGTCATATGTAGCACTTCGTCGATACGAAAAAGGATCATAAGTTATGGCATCTGGCGATACTCTTTGCATCTTCACACCACTCGGCAACGAGGCGCCATCTGCAAGCTATGCAACTCTCGATCTTCGTAATGGCCATCCATGTCTTGACTTCGATGCCTCTGTTGATGAAAACGCCCTCTGGACTAGCGTCCTACCTCGCAACTACGCAGGCGGCGGCATCACCATCACACTGATTTGGGCAGCAACATCTGACACGAATACGGCGCATCTATGCCGCTGGACGACCGCGATTGAACGTTGCGAAGACAATGGCACCGATCTCGATGCAGATAGCTTCGCGACTGCAAACACAACCGGCGCTAATCCACGTGGTACGAGTGGCGCCCTCACCTACACCACAATAGCCCATACCAACGGCGCGCAGATGGACAGTGTTGCAGTTGGTGAGATGTTCCGTTTAAAAGTAACGCGTGATGGAGATGGAACATCCGGAACTGACGACATGACCGGCGATGCAGAGCTTTATGCTGTAGAAATCAAAGAGACATAATAAATGTCCAGAAGGTTCAATGGCGCAACTCATCGTGTTAGGACATCTACCACACCGGTAACAGCTGTCCCGGTGACATTGGCTTGTCGTATTAAGCCTGACAACACAACCGCTTGGCATGGAGGCATCGGGATTATCAGTAGCCCCTCTGGTGGCTTCGTTTCGATGATGAATGTTGAATTAGATGATACAGGTGGAAACGCTGTTGCTGGTCAGGAAGATTTAGGGGGTGGATCTAATAATAGTGGAACAACTGTCGCGTCTGCAATTACAACGGATTGGAATGGACTCGTTGCTACATTTTCAAGTACAACCCGCTGTGACGTCTATCTGAATGGCACGACAGGCAACAATACATCTGGCGCAACCGGCTCAGCGATTACACCCGGTAGTTTGGACAGCATTTTAATAGGTGCATATGCCAACGATGATGGCACCTTTGCTGATAATGTTGGTCACAACGTCTGTGAATGCGCAGTCTGGAATGCTGTTCTAGATGTAGCAGAGATCAGCGCGTATATGAGCAGAGTTTCACCGCTGTTAATCAGACCGGCATCCCTTGTTTACTATGCCCCATTGGTTGGTCGATTTACCACAGAGATTGATTTGAAGGGTGGTCGTGGTGGGACAGTGACTGGTGCTACGGTCGCAGACCATGCAGGTGTTATGTATCCGCCAGCTAACGTCAATCGACGTTTCAGGACTGCGCCGGCTGGTGGAACTCCGCCTCCCTGGTTCTCTATGTCCAACTTCGAGATGCCACCACGCGCAAAGGTTGAACATATCCCTTACTGAAGGAGCCGCTAGATGCCCGACTATGGCCTAACGTTTTCGCAAAACACTCTGACGACATCCTTCAAGACCGCAGGGATCATCGCAGCTGCGGCTGCTGCTGCATCTGGCATCCAGGTCAAGCGCGGAAAGGTCTTCGACCTGAACGTCGGCCAAGGTGGTGCGCCGTCCGCGACGGACACGCCCATCCAGTGGGACGTGTCTCGCTCCACCACGCTGGGCACCGCCACTTCGGTCACGATCAGCCCGGATGACCCCGCCGACGCTGCGTTCAACGGCCAGGCCGCATCCAACGCAACGGTGGAGCCCACCATCGCAGCGGCCGGTTCCGGCCTCAACCTGGTCAACTTCTTCCTCAATCAGCGAGCTTCCTATCGCTGGTCCGCGAAGGACGGAAAGGAGCTGATCTACCCCGCAACAGCCAACAATGGCTTCGCAGTAAGAGCCCTCGCCACAACTGGCTCAAGCTACACCGGCTCGGCGGGTGGCTCTCTGCAGGTGACCGAATAGGAGATCAAGAATGGCGAAGATCGTAATGACCTTGGAGCGCGTGCACACCTATCGCAAGTCGGTGGAGTGTGAAGAGCACGAGAGCGGCGCGCAGCCGATGGTTCACACAACCATCGTCCAGGAAGACGTGAAGGGCGAACGCGCCGGTGAGGTGACGAAGCGCGACAAGCCCGAGCATCGTCACTTCTTCATGCGAGAAGTCGACCAGCGGGTCGCCGACTATCGCAGCGAAGACAATCAGGTCCATCTCTCGATGGAACTCAATGACGGCGAAGAGGCCGCGCAGGAGCTTTCGATCACCATCTCATGATCGCCGCGCACGGATACGTGACAATCACCATGGATGGCAAGGTCGTCCGTGAAGTGGACACGTATCAGTGCGCGCACTGCATGAGGCACAATCACCTAAAACCCAAAGAACCACCTTTTGCAACATGCAAGCTTTGCATGGGCTTCGTCTGTGATCGGCCCGCCTGTAACACACGAGCAGGCTGTACGCCGTCGCAAAAGTGGTTGGAAGAGGAGGAGAAGAGGATAAACCTAGCCATAGAAAGACAGCGCTTCCTGAGTGAGGCCCTGCATGGCTAGGTGGATATACCAATCCCGGATTGAACCCCCGGCGCTCCCGCTTCCATTCCCTGTTGCCCCATCCATAGGGTGGCTTGGAATAACGAATGAAAACCCCCGGCCGCGTGGTAAGAACCAGGTTCTTCCGGAGTCAGACTTTTATTTCTATAGCCCTCCTCCTATATCAACAGTTATTCGTTCACCATATGTCCTTTGCGATCTTCCTCCTCGTCGTGGGAAGAACCAAATATCACAAGATGCTTTTGAATGGCCAGCAAGAGACATAACCCAGCTCCCCTGGGCAGCAGCCTATACTGACACTCCCATCAGGAGGAATGAAAACCAGAACCTTCCAGATGTATATAGATCCATCGCATTTATTCCTGCTGTTTCCATACCCTGGGCTGCTTCATATACAGATATGCCCTCTACAAGAGATAAGAACCAAATCCTTCCTCCGGCCTTTTTCTGGTGGCCTGCAGAAGTCCCTGATGTAGTAATCCCGCCTGTGACAGGCTTTGATGAGTATATCATCCGAATGAGGCGGAGGCATTAGTGGCTAATCTGACCACCAATCAGGATATTGTTAATAATGCCTTGTTCAACGCGGGTGAGCCGCAGAACAGCAACAGTGACTTTTTTGCACAAGCTCTCATTTATCTTAATAGGGGCTATAGGGCTATTTGCTCTGGCGGCGCTGAGCTGAGTCCAGACCTGAATGAAGATTGGTATTGGCTTAGGAAGGCCACACCTGGGATCTTGACTCTCCAGCCAGCGACTGCCCCAACAGCTGCTGTGACGTTAAACAGCCAGGCTGTCACACTATCTGCAACCGTTTCACCTTCTTTGGTTGGTCAATTCTTCAACATCCCTGGAGATGGGGGCGACTACTACATCATCAGTGCCCATACCTCTGGAACAGCTGCAGTGACGCTTGATAGCCCCTACACTGGCAGCACAAACGCGGCCGCAACAGCCAGGATTGCGCCTCTCGAGTATCAACTCGCCTCCGACGTCGAGAAGGTCTTAGGACCTATGCGCGTCCAACGCAGCGGGACCGAGATCAACGGAGTTGATCTTGGCGAGCTGAGCCGTCGGTTTCCTTTGAATACAGTCGGCAGGGGAACGCCCGAACTCTATGCAATGGTGGGCGAGCAGCGCGTTCGTTTCAGCCATTATCCCGGCGACACCTCTGCTGATCTTCTGAGGGTGGAATACGATTACAAGATACGTCCACCCGACCTAGCGTATGATACAAACGAGCCATTGATCCCAAAAGAATATCGTCGCGTCCTCTCTGATTATGTTACAACCTTTATCCTGCTCGACAAAGAAGATGCCAAAAAGGACGTCTATGCCCAAATGGTCTCAGGTGGCCTCTTAGGTATGGCTAAGAACAATCGCAGAAATCAAGAAGGCCAAGGGAGGAGATTTGGCCAAATAGAGCCTCGCCAAGATCAAGTAAAGCGTTTCGGTAGAGTTCCCCGTTCAACCTCTGGCTTTTACTTCTTCCGCTGATGGGATACACAGGTGAAATAGCCGAACTCCCGGTGGGTTGGGATGGCCTAACTGGCACACACAACATGAGCCAGGTGAAGCCTACTGAACTTTTGATCGCTAAGAATGTGACATACGAGAATGGCACGCTTCAGAAAGAAGGCGGAGCATCCTTATATGGCACCGCGCCCGGGGGAGCATCTATCCTGGGCGGGTTCGATTGGTGGCCGGTTCCTGGCACGCAGCGTCAGATTATAGTATGTGGCGATGGTAAGATATATAAAGACAGTGGCCTCGGAACTTTTCCAGTTACTTTGGTTAGCGGTCTTGTTGCACCAACAGCACCTGTTATGTTCGCCGAAGGCGGAAAAGAAGTCCTCGCCAATAATAGGAAACTCTTCATAACAACTGGTAGTAACCAGATGAAGGTCCTTTCAGCTGATGGCGCAGCTGTAGCGAATGTCGCCAGCCCGCCCGCTGACTGGGCTGCTTCTTTCCCATCTATTGTTGTGCAGCACGTAAATAGAATGTGGGGAGTCCTTGGGCATCGCCTCTATTATAGCACAAAAACAAGTCATGAGGATTTTCTCACTGGTGGTGCAGGCGGCGCGGGCACGATTGCAGTCTATCCAGGCGAAGGAGATGCGATTGTCGCGGCCTTTTCTTATAAGGGCCATCTGATTGTTTTCAAGACACCTGTGGGCATCTATGACGTGGATACCACGGACCCCAGTGATGCGAATTGGTCAGTGCAGCCGATCACGCGCGCGGTGGGCGGTGTTGCACAGGGTTTGATCCTCCCGCTGGATGACGATATTATCTTTATTGATAAAACAGGGAACGTTCATCAGATCTCTGCTGTGTTGGAATACGGGGATTTCGGCTTCAAGTCGACCAGCGACCAAGCCCTGATGAACCCTTTCATAAGGACCAATTTCAATCTATCTCGTCTTTCATTTGGTCAGGGGATTGTCTATTCAGCTAAACGCGAAGTCCACTTTGCTTTACCCGACATAGCCGCAAGCACAACCAACAATCGGCGGCTTGTACTTGATCTCAACAGCCCTCCGAAGATAAAATGGAGGTATTCTGATTGGGTCAGTACAGGCGTCAACAGTATCTGGCTTCGGCGCGATAGCAATGATATCCAGCGTCCTGTCTATGGCGGAAGTGATGGAAAGGTCCGCATAGGGGACAATGCAACAAAGCAGGATGGGGGAAACAGTAATGCTGGATATGAGGCTCGTTTCAAGACACCTCATTATGACCTCAGCTATATCGATCCCAGCCTTGCCAGCAAAACAAAGAATGGACACTTCCTCGAGCTTGTTGTTGAACCGCTTGGTAATTGGACCCTCAATGTTGACGTATACTGGGATGGTGTGTTCAGTCAAACCATCCAATTCCAGACAGGAATATCTGGGGCTACATTGGGCTCTTTTACCTTGGATACCGATACCCTTGGTGCAGATCAAATTCTCAATAAAAGAAAACGTCTTACGGGATCAGGCAGACGGATATCATTGGAAGGATATAACGCCAATGCAGGTGAGGATTTCAGCATAAGTAAATTCCTTCTCCACTACACAGTTGGTAATGAAAGGATGAAGGGATAATGGGCGCTTGGAAGGAAAAGATCAAGCCTATGCTCATTCAGCTGCGCGGGCGTCGTACGGGCTCTGATAAGCTGAAGGAAGATTATTATAAGGGGAAGGATAGTGTTTTCTGTAAATGCGGGAAACAGATAATCCGCGCTGGCCAACAGCTGGCTCTTTTTACACAGGTCGAATTGGACATGGATGATGGAAACAAGCATGTAACAGCGTGCTGCAGAGAGTGCGCACCCAGGCTTGTTGGTGATTCAGATTTCGCATTGGATTACTACATTCTCGACCTGGTTCAATGGCAGGCCGAAGGTGATTTAGTTGATGCAGTTCAGCAGCCAGCCACCGCTGCGCGTCTTTCCGAGTTCCTCGAGAAATCAGCCAATAGGAAGCCAAAGTAATGTCAACTGGCACCTATGTCATCACCACGCGCGGAACTGGCACCGTGCTGACGGCGGCGATCTATAACGCCGATCATCAGAACCATGTCACAAATCAGAATCCCCAGGGAACAGGTGCCTATTCTGATAACGTCGCGCAGATGCAGCTGCAAGTCGATCCAGGAGGTGTGGGAAGCGAAAGCCTTCCGACTTCATTGGCTGGCGAGTTAGAACGCCTGCGGTTTGCCCTCGCAAGGGCGATCGGCAGAACAAACTGGTATGATGTTCCCACTCCTGGCCGTGGCTGCCTTGTTTTCAATGCAGCAAATCAAAACATCACCTCAGGCGCCTTCAACAATCCAACATGGGACTCTGAGGTGTATGACACAGATGCAATACATTCAACATCTGTAAATACAAGCAGATTGACAGTTCCATCCCCTTATACAAAAGTCGAACTACTTGGCAGAATGGAGATGGCAGCTGCTGCGGGTGGAACCGTGAGGGCAGTTGATATCACCAAAAACGGAAGTGGCGCATACGCTGGTTATGCAAGAGTAGATAGTACTTCCTTCTCAGGGACAATCAACACAAGAATTCAAGTCCAAACCCCTATGCTCGATGTAGTCGCTGGGGATTTCTTTGAGATGCGGCCATTTCAGGACACTGGGGCAGGCGTTAATCTGATCGGAGGAAACACAGGGGCCTGGTTTCAAATGAAGTTAATCAAATGACAGACTTTCGTATCGCTTCAACTTCCAAAGAATACAAGGAGTGTCATGACCTCCTGGATCTCCTCGGCCGAGTCGCGGGCTCGCCTCTTTCGTTCCCGACCATTTGCGCTTATCGTGGTGATAAGCTGGTGGGCTTTATCGCGCTTCGTAATGCGAAGAAGACAAAAGCCATCGTCATCAATGAAATAGCAGTTGACCCAGCCATAAAGAGGCCAGTTTTTCTCCTCGTGAAATTGATAGACATAATGGATCGTTTTCTGGCAGACCGTGGGATAGTATCCTACTACTTCTCTGTTCCTCTTGACTTACCCCATTACATCGCTAGAATAAAGCAGGTGATTGGTCTTGATCCCTATACCAAGGACAGCAAGGTGGCTTGGTTTGTAAGGAGGATTGCCTAATGGGTAGCAGCGGACCCTCAGCTCCTCCTCCTCCCTCTGATGAGGAAAAAGCCCTACAGAGGAAGCAGGCAGAGAGCCTCGACCAACAGAATGCTCTGCTTAAGCAGCAGATGCAGACACAGCAGCTGCTGGCGCCATACATCTACAAGCAAGCCGGCATCACTCCGAAGATGGATGCTGCTGGGAACATCACCGGCTTTGATGAAATCCCAGATCCGAATGCCACCCTGAGGAACAGCATCGAGACGCAGCTGCTGCAACGCAGCAACGCGGCCTTGAGTGGCCAGCTCCCTGTTGATCCATATCTGACACGGAGCCTTGGGGAGGAAGAGACAAGCCTTCGCAATCGCTTGAGCGCGCAGCTCGGCACAGGGTATGAAACATCCACGCCTGGTAGTCGCGCGCTCGCGGACTTTTCTCAGAGGAAGAGCGAACTGCTTTCTGCAGCAGGAAGAGGCGATTTGACCCTTGCGGAGCAATTGAGCCAGGCGCGCATGGGGACTAGCCTAGATGCTCAGAATACTCTATTGAACAGAGCCCTGATCCCTGGTGGTCAGATGGGCACAATGGGTCAACTGTTTGGTCAAAACGCAAGTGCCTTCGGTGCAGCTGCGCGCCCAATGCAAAGTGATCGAATGGCCACCCTCCAGGCTATGATGAGTAGCGCAGCCAATAGCCAGGCTGGAATGAATTCCCTGATTGGTGGCGGCGCGGGTATTGCAGCCATGTCTGCGGCGGCATTCATCTGATGATCGCACCAGGTAGAAAAGCAATCCTTCAGTTTAGCGGTGGCAAGGATAGCACAGCGCTTCTCTATCATATGCGCCCTTACCTGAAAAGCTTGACAGTCGTCAATGTCAACACAGGCGCGATCCTTCCAGAGGTAGAGGATTTCATTGAGAGGACTTGCCAGAAGCTAGGAGCTAATCTGGAGATCATTCGCCCCGAAATAGATGTGTTTATGTATACAGAATATGCTGGATATCCAGCTGATATCGTCCCATTCGAGTCAACGCCCTTTTTCAGATATGCCCTTCACGGACCGCATAATGGTCAGCTAATTCAGTCATATGGAGAGTGTTGCGCCGCAATGCTCTGGACGCCAATGAAAAAGTATATGAAAGAAAACAACATTGATCTTGTGTTTAGGGGAAGTAAGAAGGCAGATGCGCGCGTTGGTGTCCCTGATGGTCATATTGAGGACGGTGTTGAATATAGGTCTCCATTGTGGAACTGGTCGCACGATCAGGTCTTTCATTATCTCGATTTGATCGGCGTCAAGCTACCTCCTCATTATGAAGAGTTTGCAGATAGCCTAGATTGCTGGATATGCACTGGGCATTTAAAGCACTGTGGGAAGGAGCGCATTCAGTATATAAAAGAAAAGCATCCAGAAAAGTGGCCTATTTTAAGGAAAAGGCTAGAAGCCGTGGAAAAGGCCATTGTTGACGAGATGGTTGCCGTAAGTAGCGCGTTTGAGGAGTCACAAGATGGTTGATCCTGCCGGTACATTTGGAGCCGCTTTCCAAAGCGCAATGAGTGGCTTTCAAGCAGGTATGGGGATCGCGAACTCTCAACAGCTTCAACAGCTGCGCGACCGCGACCAGAAGATGCAGGAGTTCAAGACATTTGGGGATATCTCAAAGGAATACGCCAACGACCCTGAAATGGGCAAAATACTCATAACCGATCTTGGTAAGAGGCTTGGCCTCACAGAAGATGAAATCAAGTCCAAGCATCAATTCCTTAATGCGTTGAATGAAGAGCGTCTGCGCGCTGTCACCAGCTTGGCATATCAGGCTGGTATCGACCCAAATAGCATGTCGCTCAAAGACATAATGAAGATGCCCAATCTTGATCTTGCCAAATATCTGCAAGATCAAGCCATGAGACAATCCAGCCAGCGCGTTGCTGGTGTCGAGGCTGGCACACCTGGAGCGCCCCCCGTCAGTCCAGGTGATGCCGTGGCCGGAGCAGGTGCGCCCATCACCAGTGCTCCGGTAAGTGCTCCGGGGGCTCCGCCACCTGTCTTGCCTGTTCAACAGGGTGCGACCCCCGGAGCTGCTATCAGGCCAGAACAGATTGCGATGCTGGAAAGTGGCGGAAACGCCGCTGCGCGCAATCCCCTAAGCACTGCAACTGGTCAATACCAGATCACCGATCAGACAAGAGATGATTTTGCCAACCGCTATGGAGTAGATAGGGGCAATGATGCCGCTATCTTGCGTCTGAAAACGGCGGAAGATCATAAGATCTTCACCCAGCAGCACGGGCGGCCAGCCACAGCTGCTGAGGGTGCAATGCAGTGGCGCTTTGGAGGCACAGGGGGCGCGAAGATAGCAGCCGCAGACCCCAGTACTCCAATTGAAAAGCTCGTTACGCCGGAAGTGATGCAGGCCAATCCAGATCTGGTTGGTAAAACAGCTGGGCAGGTGAAAGGGGAGATCGAAGCCAAGCTGGGTCAACAGGCAACTGCAACAGGCGGACCCGCGCCGGCTCAGCCGCCAGGTCCTGCCGCAGTATCAGGCGGGACGATCAAAGTTCCTGCTCCTGATGGAACTGATATTGAATTGCCTGCGAACGCAATGACCAGATCGGCCATTCGGAACAAGACAGCCGCCGACAACCTCCAGAGCGCGGTTGATAGGCTCGAGAAGGCCGCAGCCGATCCGAACACAAAAGTCCAGGATCGCTCGGCGATGCTTGCGCGCGCGGAGAAGCTGCGCAGCGATATAAAGAATTTAGAGGGCAACGCTATTATCACCCTCCCGCCTGGCTCGAGCGCCAAGTTCGGCTCCAATAAGGTGGGTGATGTTGTCTCTTATAACCTGATCACAGGGAAGGTTGAGTTCCCGATGCAGGGGCAGGAGAAGGAGACCCCTCTCACGCCTACTGAAAGAGTAGAAGAGAATGTTGACCCAGGCAAGATCGTCACAAGAACAGCTAGTGGCGCTATAAAGGTTGCAGAGGTTGGAAAGGATAAGGAAGAACTCCTGACCGATGCTGAGCGCCAGACAGAAAATGCCAAGGGCGCCAACCTCGATCCGACTGAAGCCTATTATAAGAACAAGACAACAGGCGCTATTCGGCCGGTTAGCTCTCTAACAACCGAACGCACGCGCTCGCGCCTAATGGCAGAGAATGACGTCAAGACCCTAACTGATCTGCGCGCATCTCGTACAGCCGCCAACGAGCAGCTAGGTCATAGCGCAGTCATTCAGGAACTCAGCAAGATCACCCCCACTGGCCCATTAGGGAACATTCAGCTTGGCCTGAGTCGTGTTGCAGAGGCTCTGGGATGGAACCCAGCCAAGATAAGTGGCCTCTATAATCCCGCCCAGGGCGAGGTGCTACGAAGCGAGCTGGGCAAGTCGGTCATCACTCAGTTAGCAGGCCCAGAGGGATTGAAGGGCGCGAGCAGCGATCGCGAGCTGGCTTTTGCCACAAACAATGCTGGATCGCTTCTGACCACTCCCAAGGGCATCCAGTGGATGCAGGACCTAAAAGAATATAAAATCAAGAACACTAATCAGGTCGCCAACTTGGCGGAAACCTGGGATGGGGGGAGTGGTAATCTGAGTAAGACAGCAACATCTGGGCCTTATAAGGGGATGACGTTTCATCAGGCGCGCGCTCAGATCGAGTCTGAGGGAGCAATCCCGAAACAATTCATTGATAGACTGCATGAAGCCGTCGCGGATGCTCCTGACTCTAAGGTAATCAAAGCCTGGGATTTCCCAATCAGCCAGGCAACGCCTGGTCAGATGGAACTTCTTTATCAGAACCGTGATAAGCTAACTCCATTGCAGCGTGAACTTGCTAAGAAGCGCCAGGCAGAACTCGAGCAGTCACAATGATGCCAAGTTCCCTTGTTGACAGATGGGATGATCCTGTAGATCAGGATAAAGTCTCTCGTTGGGACCCTGCCATTGAGCGAGATAAGAAAGCCCCTGAACCTGATTTTACTCCTACTTATAAGGGAAGTGGCGCTAGCGCGGGTATCGTGTCTGGACCTACTGCCCTGCGAGAAAGGATGGAAGGAGGGAAGCAAGCTCAAGAACGAAATGAACAGGCGCGCGTTGCCCATTACGACAAGCAAATCAAAGACTCAGGTCTTGGAGGGAACTTTGATCCATCCCAAGATGCAATAGATTTTGGGACTGAATTTGATATAGCTCGTTCCAGAAACACAAAGGATATTCATCAAAAGTTTAATGAGAAGTATCCAGAGGGGGATATTGTCCCCACGAAGAATGAATTTGGAGATCAGGCTTTTCTTTATAGGAAATCCCAACAGGAGCCTTGGAAAGAATACAGTCCTTCGTTCGGCACAGCTGCTGGTAAAATTGCAACTCCTCAAGTGGCTGCAGGTGCAGCTGCTGGCATAGCCACAGGTGGCGCATCCGCGCTGGCTCAAGGAGCAGCTGTTGGTGGTGCAACCTTCCTGGGCTCCTTACTGAATTATGGCATTGAGAAGTTGCGCGGCTACGCGCAGGATGAAGGCATTGGCCACGCTGCTGTTGAAGCAGGTGTTGAAGGGGGCATAGCTGGCGGTGTCCAGGGAGGTGTTGCAGCCCTTCCAGCTGTTGGGCGATATGCCAGGAAGATAGCCGATCTTAGGTTGAGTGATCTTGTCAGAAACAAGGAGTATGGCAAGGGATTTGTTACCGCTGCAGAGGAGGAGGGCCTTCCCCTGCCGACAGCAGGTCAAGTGACTGGTGATCCGATCGCGCAGGCGAAATTCAAGCAGGTTGCAGGTACAAGCCCTGTTGTGCGTGATACTGTGGAGACACAGAAGCAGGGATTGAAACAGGCCTTAGAGAAGAAAGTCGAGCGTGATGGCTTCGAGGGTACACACCCTGACAACCTTCGGAGATTAATGGAGCTTCAGGAAGCCGGTCTCCAGGAACAGTTGATGGAGAGTGTGCCTGGTGGGGACTTCGCACGCGTAGAAGGCAGTCAGACGAAAGAGGCATATAAACAAGGTCTGGACAAATACAAACAGACCATAGACGCCCAAAGGACTCAGTTAGGCAATAGCATGGAAAACGCCTTCATCCAGGATGATGCGCGCTTCAATGTTATGCCTCTGAAGAACGCCTGGGAAGACCTGAAACAAGGCGTGAGTGCGACCGCGCGCGATGAGGCTGGAAAGGTCAAGGTCCTTGAGCCTACACCTGCTTTAAAGAAGATTGGCGACAAAATAGAGCAGATGAATTACGAAGTCAGAACAACAGATGGCCAGAGTTCTTTCAGACAAATCACTGCGTTAAGGGATCAGCTCGAGAAGGTATCCAGGACTGGCTCTGCCGAAGAGAAGGCAATGGCCACAGATCTGTTGAGCAAGGTCGACGATGTTCTTCAAACCCCTGCCGGGCATACACCCAGGACGCAGGCTTTGCTCGACCAATACAATGATTTAACGAAGCAGCACGCCGAGAAGCTCGCTTTGTTTGAAGGAGCTGGCGCAGGCAAGGGCGACATTCTGAGGCCTGGTAATTTGTCAGTGGTGGAGGCATATAAGAATGCTCGCCCGAACGAGTTTGCCCAAATCGCCAACGGCTTTAGGACAAAGCTGATAAATCAGCCCGATCAGATCGAAACCACTCTGAAGCGTTTCAGTAACGACCAGAGTGTCCTGCGTAGCTTCATGAGTGATGAGGAGCAAGAAGCCTGGAAGTCATATGGCAGGTCATGGAACGCTTGGAAAGATCAGAAAATCCAGAGGACGTTACAGGCCCAAAACGATAGCGTTCAATCATCTCTTGATATCATCATGGGCACTAAGCCCGAAATGGGAGGGACCGGGCACGCGGCTACGGGGGCCGAAATCTCGCAGATGGTGAGTAAGATCAGAGGAGCCGACTCTTCTGTTGCAGGCTCACTGCGCGCGGGTATATATCAGCGATTGCTCGATCAAGCAACTGTTACATCAGAGTCAGGTGGTGTGCGCACGCTGGATGGGAAAAAATTAGTTGGTGCAATTGATGATCTTTTGTCAGAAGAAAGCCGGCGGCGCCTTGCGCCTATTATGCGCCCAGAAGATATGCAGTCTCTTGAGAATTTCGGCAAATATGCTTTGATGATTGCTAAAACGAAGGAAGGCGGTCAGATTCAAACATCCAACCTCACCGCAGGAATTACAAGTCCTGTCAAATTCATGCTGCATCCCGAACGCTGGCTTTTGGGTATGGCCCAACTAGCCAACAATCAGAGGTTCGCTAAAATCCTCAGTGAGCCAGTATCCAGCCGCTTGTTTATGGAAGCCGCAGAGGAGGGACCGACACCGAAGGGAATTCGTCTTTTGGCGGGGGCAAGCAGCACAGCCTTGCGCGATTTGAGCAAGGATACGCCACCTCCAGAGGGATCGAACAGCCAGTGATTTGTTCAAATTTTGAACAAAAGAGGATGAATGTCACCCTTTGAAGTAAAAAAATACTTCCCTGACAGGCCCACTGACAAAATTGCAGATGGGAAATATTTTAGATTATTTCATAGAATAGTTTCTTTAATCGGAGTGCCACTGATAATCGCCCTTGTGTCATGGCTCGCTATGACTGCGTTATCTGTGCGCGATGATGTAAGGGATATAAAAAATCAGATATCTTGGGAATTTAAAGGTATTCACGAAGAAGACAAGAATATCCGCGCACAGCTTGATCTTCTCTGGAACAGGGTCTATGAACTAGCGAGGAAGAAATGATAGATCCTGAACAATTCCTAGAGTTTTGCATCATCCCCACCTTGAAGTGGATTGAGCTGGATAGCCTAAGCGCGCGCTCACTCGTCCTCGGAACTGGCCTCGTTGAAACAAATCTAACATATATAAACCAGATCGGAAGCACCAAGATTGGCCCTGCCGCTGGTATTTACCAAATGGAGGAGCCGACATATCAAGATATTTGGGACAATTTCCTGGCGTTCCACAAAACCCTAGGAAACAAAATCAAATGGCTGAAAGCCTCATATCCTAACACCAACGCCTGGTGTCAGCTTCCGACAAATCTCTCATTAGCAACAGCTATGTGCCGTGTTCACTATTATCGCGTTAAAGATCCATTGCCAGATTCGAGTGATCTGATTGGCTTAGCTGATTATTGGAAGACTCATTATAATACAAAACTGGGTAAAGGAACCGTATCAACTGGGCAATTCGCCCGGGCGGTATCGGTAGTGATGGCCTCAAACAGGAGAAACCCAATATGAACGAGACGCCTACAAACCAGCCTACTCCGAAGGTAGTCTGGGGCGCAGCTGGAGGAGTGATCGGAGGCGCCGTTACAACACTCGCGCTCGGGATCATGCGCCGAAGAGGGATTATCCTCGACCCAGAGGAGATTGGTGCGCTGACGACAATCGTCAGTGTCTTGTTTGGCTTCCTAGGTGGCTACATCACGCCGCCGAAAGGCTTTCAAGGTAACTTTCCCACGGCGGCAATCGTGGGACTACTGGTACTCCTCCAACTACCGGCCTGCTCCTCTCTCGGGTTGCCGAGCGCGCAGGATGCCCCAGCAGACACGCCTAAAAAGCAGCTCCTCGTCCTCGAATACTCCTACGCTGGCGCGCTGAACACGATCGTCCATCTGATCAACACCGGAGCTATCAAGGGCGACACCGTCAAGGAGATCGAGAGCTACAAGAACCAAGCCAGCACCGCTATCAACGCAGCCGAGGTGGCGGTCTCGTCTGGCAATCCAGCCGACACACTCGCGCTGGCAAACGCTGCCTTGACCCGGCTGCTGCTTTCAATCGAGGAGAAGGTGAATGGCGGAAAAGCAGAACAGCGATCCGAAGGAAAAGCCGTCCCAGGAGGAGATGGATACTTTGCTGGCCTTGCAGGCCCTCACTGGTCTCCTCACAGTGATCGGCGAGGCGACTTCCGCTTCAATGCGGATCTTCTCCGTTTTGGAGCGCGCGCATACCGAGCAGCGTGATCTCTCCGACCAGGAAATGTCGGAAGCGATCGGCGCGCGCAACAAGGCGGAGTCAGCCTTCCAGGAGGCGATCAACCGCATCCAGAACCAGCGCGAGCTGGGGCCCGAGACGGCCTAGTCAGTGGATGGCGGACCCTACGTCGGGGTCCGTCTCCTTCTTCATATACACATACTTTACATCTTTTCCCGGCTGAATGATCGTCTGCACGATCTTCATCCCATTCAAGACCTTCATCACGATATCCAGGCTATAATCGTCAACCTGCTTATAGAAGGTCGTCAAGAGCTCTGATTTTGTAACAGATCGCTTGGCTGCGATGTATTGCAAAATCATCTCTGTCTCGGCTGCATACCTTGCGCTGCCTATCCCAGAGAACACTCTCGGCATCTTCTTTTCTGCAATCTCCAGCATGGACAGCGCGCGCCTGAAATCCTTTAATGTTAGAAGCATATCCCCACCTCTTGAGGCGCTCATAACCATCATGGTTTTGAAGAGGTGCATTGGCCGGCGCGCCAGATAGCCTTGAAAGAGCGGGTCTGAAATAGGTGGATTGCCTTCCTCGATCTTCTTCTCCTGATCTTCATACCATTCAATATAGGCCTTCTTAGCTTTATCTTCAAATTTCATCTCTCCTGATAGCGTATGGATAACCTCGAGATCGAAGGCAAGATCTTTGCGCAGTTGCTCGGGTTGCTTAATTGAGTTAGGGTCAGCCACAACTTTACTTTTGCCGGCTTCAACAATAAAGATACAGCGCGACGTAAAACCCCCTCCAATGGCCTCTCGTGGGAGGATATAGGGCACCCAATCGGGTGCCGTAGCTGCCAAAAGGTTAAAGCACATTCCCATAATCTCGTCAATTCCCATATGCTTAGTTGATCGCTTCCATCTATCACGGCTATCGTACCAGTTGGTAAGATAAGATAAGAACACCTTATTTTGTTCACCTGTGAACACGGAGAGTTCTTCAACAAAAGAAGATACTGCGCATTGAAGGGTGAGGTTGCCATTGCCCTTGTCCTTGAAAGTAGTGACGCTATTTTTCATCTCAAGGATGATGGACTCCATGCTATTATCTTCGCCTATAAGCGGCAGTTTAAGATTCTCAGCCAATCCTCTAGCGATACCAATTGCCTCTCCCTTGCGAGAGCGTCCTGACGGTCCAACCAAGATAATATAGTTATTTGGATAGATTGTGGAATGTCCCCATCTAATATACACTTTTCTCTGCAAAGCTGCTGCGATGCAAGACACTCCACCCCAGAGATGAAATGACACTGGACTCTCGGAGGAGGCAGTGTACTCAAGATATCGGGTGAGCCAGTCATTAAGCCGCCTTTTTGCCATTTCTCAAGCCTTCGTAGGTGGATCGAAGGTCTTTTGCAAACTTATCAATGTCATTTGAGATTTTGACTTCTTCCATAGATCCCCATGACAACCCCATCTTGAGTTCGGTGCCAAGTTTGAATTTGCGGCCTCCATATTCCATTTCTGGCGAGAGGTATTCAGCGATTTTAACGCAACCACGCGCCACCTTTTTCCAGTCCCGAATATCCGCTTGGAGAGTAATAGAGTCGTGCGTCTGCGCGAGAAGATCCATAAATGACATAAGCCATTCATCATTATAAGTTGCAATCATTCCCTCATTGACTGCATCCACGTTAGTGGATTGTGGAAGAAATGCTACGGCCTGTTTGAAGAGTTCGTCCCCCCAGGCCTCCATGAAACGTCTTTTTCTTCCGAAGCAATTAACCAGCGTTCGGTTGTTATTCTTCAACTCGCGTTTAACAGATTCCCACCACAAAGGTATATTAGGATACGCCTTTCTGGTGTATAGTTCAATGATCTTTTTACAGTCTCTTTCCTCCATCTCGGTCTCTTCGGAAAAGCGCCGGGCGCCCATAATGTAGTTTAGCCCGTGGTTGGACTTTTTGGCGCATTGCCTGATTGTAAAGATGCGAGGTCTGAAGAGGAGATTATCACTGTAGAATTCCGGCAGATGCTCTCTTCGCACCTCCTCAATAATAACAGGGTCTGTAATAGCTCCCAAGAGTTTGTGTTCTCTGAGGATAAGCTCTTCGCTAGCGCCTGTAAGTAATTTGCCAGTTTCAACATGTGGGCTCTTTCCAGTTCTGTGAACATCTATCATCCTTTCATCGCCTGCCATATAACCGACGATGAACCACTCCGCGCCGGCCTTGTCGAGCTCTAGGAGGACCTTCTCAGTCACTCTTTGGCTCCTCTTCCTTGACCTTCAGGATTTCCGGATAATCTCCGATGACGGCTTCAGAGATAAAGCAATCTTCTGAGATGATCTTTGTCCCCTTTACACTATTTCTAGCCAGAGTTTCTGCCACCCATCTCCGTGGACCAACATACTCCAATACACGCAGCACGCGCACGATATCCTTAGCCATTTGTCGTCTCCTGGAGTTGCTGATACTTCTTCGATGATCGCCAGTTTCCTCTTCCTTTCCCCTTCAGAGGAAGCGGCTCATGGCAGATGCGTTTGACCCTTCCTAGTTCATCAAGAGGCTCTTTCATAGGAACCGCTGCGAGCTTATATCCCAGCGTGTTCAACACGGCCTCGAGATTTGGGACAGATGCAGCGCCGCGTGTGCGCCAGCGCCTAGCAACTGTTTCCATTCCCACACCTGACTCTTCGCAAAGCTCTCCATATGTCACAAAGCGTTTCATCATCAAAGCATAAATCAATCGCACTAATGGAGTGCACCTAGTTGGGACTGAATTAGGAACCCATTCAAAACGCTTCCGGGTCCAACTAGTCATCGTCATCCGCCACCAAGAAGTCTTTGAATTCTGCGTGGAGACTTTGGAGGTTCATCCCCGTGCCACGAACAGTTTCCGAACTGGAAAGCCTGCCCGTCGAGGTCCCACGGGGATTATAAGAGCACCTGATCCGATCGTCGGAGTCGATCCCGACTTCGAGATAGGAGGAATGTAATTTCCGTAACGATCTGATCTCCTGGACAAGTTTAGCCTCAGGTAGCTGATATCTTTTGTAGATACGAGCCATAGCCTTGTCGTCACAGGTGATAGACCCCGTTTTGGAAGAGACATACGGCTTAATACCTTTTGTAACATAGAAGTACTCCTGGCACTGTTTAGGGCTGCCTGGATTGAAGTCCCATTCCGCAGTCTCGCGCAGGGTTTTCTCAGTTTCGGCGATCTTCTTCTTTATCTCTTCATTAGTCTTTTTTAATCGAACCCGATCGACTTTAATCCCCTTAATCATCATAAACATCAGGGGTCTGAAAAGTGCCAGAGTCCTCTCGTATGTCCACTCATAACCTTCGATTTCAGTGTATGCGTCGTCAAACGCCTCGAGGGCCACCGCACTATCTTTCGCGTTATAGGTCCAAAATCTGTCAAGGTCAATCCAAGGCTTCTGCCATATCTTTCCGTCGTCCTTATAATAAGGCTCTCGAGTTCTGATTGAGCAAATGTAGTCGAGCCCCTTGGGAAAATCTGGATAAAGAATATGCTGAAGACACATAGTACAGTGTGTGGTGCCACGCGTAAAAACGCTATTCTGCTCAAACTCAAAAGCCACATCGAATAAGATATTCTGGTTAATCTTTTCGATCTTCTCATCGCCCATCACCTTTGCAATCAAAAGCCAGATCTGTGCCTCCTGCTCTTCTGTCCAGCGATGTCTGTTGCCTTCGTCAAGCATCGGAATGCACATCGAGAGATCAGCTCGAGGTGCAAATGAAAGGCAGCTTATTTGATGATTGAGGATTTCAATATCAGTGGCTACGCGCCTCGCGCGCGTCATATCATTCAAAAAGGCGATTACTTCATTAAACTGTGGATCAATTATCAGTTCTCGCTTTGGCAATAGGATTTGCCTTGTGCTGCTTTCTTCCCTTACCCTCTTGAGGTCCGCTTGTATGGTATATCTTGCTGTGTAGTTTCCGCGTAAAGAAAAAGCTGGGTGCAACGTAGGAACTAACTTCCTCCCCGGAAGGCGCTTGCTCTCCAGTATGGAACCACGCCACTTCATTATTCGGGAATCTCCAAATAACAAAGACAGCGCGACGCCGCCAAGCGGGACAATTACGTTGGCCTGGCTCTTTTCTAACCTCTTCAGTGTTGGCTTTGCCTCTTCTAATCCAAACGCGGTAAATCCTGTTCTGCTGCTCCATAGCATATCACCTTCTCTATTAAATATCTTGCTGTCTGTTTTGTCTTTGAAGACCTCATAAGGGAAGACGTTCAATATATAGCATTCCGCGCGCACAATGTTAGCGGCGTGCAAGCAGTCATTGAACAACATCCCGCTGAGGCCAACCAGCGGCTGGTTCATACGGATTTCGTTGCGTGCGGGCGCTTCTGCTAGGATGCAGATTTTCCTGTTGGGGGTGCCTTCTTCCCAAGGGCTGTTAGCCATTCTTATTTACCTCTTGGAAACGAGGCATCTGTATTCCAGCTACTTCGACATCTGAAAAGAATTCTCTTTCCGGCCTAACCCATATCGGATGCCTTGTACTATCGCAATATAGAACCATAGGCTCCATATCGCTTTCGCGAATGCACCTCCCTTCAATGGTATAGAGCTTTCCATTTTTGAAGTGCCTATAGACTTTCATTCTCCCACCGCCTTCTCTACCTTGGGTTTGACGCCCAAGAGCTCATCCTGCTTCACAGCTGTCAGGAAGCGCTTCTTGTATTCGAGCGACTTATCCCAACCCAGGCCCAGGTGATTACTACGATAGGCTGCGCGGAGCGTCACCCCACTCCCAAGGAAGGGACACAGAACCTTAGAGCCAGGGAACAAGAAGGTATCCAACAAATCAACCATCAAATCCATCGGCTTCTCGGTGGGATGGATCTTCTGTTTTGGAGGAACGGGGCTGTAATGAAAGACATTCGATCGCCCGGCCCTAGCTAACTTCGGTTGGCCTTTACGCGCGACGAAGAAGGTTTCGTAGGAGGAGCCGAGCATGGTATCTGGGCTGGCCGTCTGACCTGCATTGCCCTTATACCAGATGGCCGGGATCGGATTGACTTTAAAGCCTACATCGATCAACACAGCCAATACTGTGGCATACCACTCCTGGCCAAACCACCAAACGCAGAATGCGTTGTCGTAGAGAGCATCATATGTCGGCTGCGCGGCGGCGCGCAAGAATTCGCCATAATCCGCCCCCTCGACTTCGTTATACTGATCTGTCACCCCCACAGTTTTGGCTCGGCTCTTCCTTCCGCGAAGATCAATCCCATATGGGGGATCAACTTCTGCGAAATGAAAGACGCCTTTATTGAGCTTAGACAGTCCCTCAAGGGCATCACCTACCTTATAGTGGTTTTCCGCCCATTTGGCTACCTTTGGCTCTTCCTCTCCTCTATTCCTCGCCTCTGCCTGCTTGGTCAGAGCTTCGACGACATACGACTCCTCGATCTTTTTCACAGTTTTCCAGGCGTCATCCTCTGTCCTGCAATCCGCTAGTTCGGGGATCACGGAGAGATACTCCGCCAGCTGAATGCGTCTGTTGACAGCGCCAACAGAAACATCCAGGAGTTGGGCTTGTTCCCGTTGGGTCCAACCAGGATCTTGTTTTGTTTTCAGGTCGAAGATCTTTTTCTCAAGCGCGGCGCGCTCGGGCCACGTAAAATCCTTGCGGTGGATATTCTCGAATAGTTCAATCTCCAGCTCATCAATTTCATCCCCTTGACGTATGACCGCAGGTATGGTGGCAAGGCCGGCCTTCTGAGCCGCTGCAACTCTCCGACCACCCGCGAGCAACCGGCCACGTTTGGAGATTGTGATGGGCTGAAGAATACCCTTTTCTTGGAAGCTTTGAACGAGTTCATCGATATTCCCCATTTCCTCCCGAAAGCGACCCTCTATGGTGATCTTCTCGATGGGGTATTCAACCACCTTCATTGTTCAAATCCCCCTATTTGCTGCGATAGCCTGAAGGCGCCGAATGCCGCTGATTATTTCTTGATAGAGCCCGGCCACAGTGGTGCCGTCGTTGCGGCGCTCGATCTCTGTTTTGCTGTAAACAGGAACAGAGTTGCCACTGTCGTCCTCCTTTGTGCCGATGGGCTTCTCTTGTTCACTATGCAGGAATGCGAGGAATTCCCCCTTGTCCTGCTCGAGCTCTTGGGCCAATTTGTTCAGGCCGTAACGTCCATAGATCATCCCTTCAACTCCTTTAGGAGAGCCAGCTTCTGTTCGCGTGTCATGTTCTTTATCATTGCAGAGACGTCTTTCGCGCGCGCCTCTCGCTTCTTCGCAGGGGCCTTATCGGCCACCTTTGATATTCTTCGATCTTCTCGGATAAACCTAATCTTCTCCCGAAGCTCATCGGGGGTCATGTCCAGAATGCTTTTCCGGAGATCTTCCACTTTCGCCACCCTTCGGCTCCTTGTTAGAAATGTTCAAATTTTGAACAGCTATCTATATGAGAAAATGGGCCTTTTAACGACATGCCCAGGTCGGGTTGGTCAGAAGGTCAGCGCCGGCGACGTCCGGTACGCGTCTGCTGAACCGGCTCGTCCCCAGCGCCGTCGTTGGGCTCGTTGCGGAACTTCGGCAGCCTGAGGGCATGATTGTACTCGCCCGTCGGCTGCTCGTTGCGAATGATCTCCTGCTGTGTCACCAGACACCGCCCGGTGGCGCCGTCGAAGTCGTCGTCATTGAACCCGTTGCCCTCGAACGGGATGCTGAAGCACTCGAGGAAGCGCCGTTGCATCCTGAGCTTGAAGCTCTTGCTCTTCGGCTCGTCGTTCGGGCCGGCAAGGCTCAGATAGTGGAAGATTGGCGCCGGCGACTTGATCCCATCGGGGGGATTGGTGATCTCGATTTGGACCTGGATCAGCTCCCCCGTCCCGGCCTTGTTCTCCTTGGTCTCGTGATGCACGATCCGTAGATCGTACTCGCCCTCGGGTACGAGTTCGTCTTCTGTCGCGTCTGCGACTGCCTGTTCGATGAAAGGCATCTGTTCATTTCCTCTTAGCTGTTGCAACAGGGCGAAGATCGCCCACCGTTCTACGGCTCGACAATCCGGAGTAGCCGAACCGCTTCATCAGAGCACCTAGACCGAAGTCCTCGGGCCTGTTGAAGTCCTCAATAGTTGCGCCTTCAAAAACCTTTGTGTTCCACTGGCTCCTGACCACCGGATACTCTTTATCAGGTGCCGTTTGAAATTGCCAAAATCTTCCCTTATCATCAGAGTCGCCGTGGCAGACCCAGACATTGTTGAACAATTGAGGGATGCGAATACGGAGCTTGCCTGTTATGTAGATGTGATGGAAAATCCTCTTGCTCACATCATTCTGCTTAAGATCAAGATGAGCAGTTGCAAGTATACCGATATCCAAAGCAGCAAGTGCGCGCCATACATTAGAACAGGTGTTGACCTGCGCTGCCCAGTCCGCCTGCTCAGGCTGCTTGCCCAAGCGACCGTTAAGATATAGAATGCGATCCATGATAATATCGAGAAAATTCGTAAAACTGTCAAATATGATCCAGTCGTAATCATCAAAGAAACCACTCTCATACCGATCGTCGAAATCCTTCTCCCAGTTTACATAAGTCAGGGGTTCTTTTTTTCTTGTTGGCTTATCCCCGATATTGGCCTTCAACGTCTTTGCCGACATATCAATATCTGCAATGTCGGGCAAAAAGATCTCATAGTCAATATCAGCTCCGCGCAGCGATTGAAGAGCGTTAGGATCAAACACGTAGGCGAACTTCCTCCCTGGGAGGGTCAGCGCCTGTGTTGTCTTCCCGCTGCCTGGATACCCACAAAGGAGGAACCGAAGCTGAGTGTCTTCGTTCAGGTCTTTGGTGTTAGGCATCTGTTTGCTCCAAATAGATCAAAGAAGAAGGACTTCGATACCCGCCTCCGTGAAGATTTCCTGTGCCAGAATGAAATCATCAATCCAGCGTGGATTGTCACTTTTAGGCGCAATCACCTGAGTGATGCCTGTCTGGATGACCATTGCTGCACAAGCGGCGCAGGACATGAAGGGCCATGTATATAGCCTGCATCCCACAAGTGACTGACGCGCAAACATTATGGCGTTGCGTTCACAGTGAACAATAATCTTATACTTAATCTCTCGATCAGTAAGGCGCTCTAGCGTATCTCTGACGCCCTTTGAAAAGCCATTGTATCCCATCGAGACGACCCTATTATCAGAGTCAACAATCACCGCCCCTGTTTTTGTGGATGGATCTTTAGACCAACTGGCTATGTGTTCGGCCAAGTTGATGAAGCGGTTATGCCATTTATATTCGCGGTTGCGAGCTTGCTCCTCTGTCATTTGGAAATACTCCTATTCTTCCGATCGCAGAGGATTTCCCAAACAACATCCATCGCAGCGTGCCAGGCGCCACCAAACAGTAGTGGGCGGCGATCCTCTCCAGGGCGCCAATCTCTGATATGGCGATAATAGAACTTCCTCGGGCAGGTCCTAAACTCCGACGTGCGAGTGTTGTCATAAAGCCTATCATTTTCCTCCCTCAGATCAAGCGCCGGTCCCTTGTTATGCCCAATCATAGCCGGCTTGCTTTTGGCTATCTTCAATTCATCAACGGGCGCCCATTTCTCCTCGACGAAACCCAAAGGCGTCGGATGACGGTCTGGGTTTGCCCACATCTTACACAAATCAAGATAAGGGCACCCGCCATACTGAGTGCAGGATACGGTATTTTTTGCGAAAGCTGGCAGGTACTCGAGCTTTCCTCTTTCTGAAGCAGGGATATTAGCCAGGGTTGCATAGACTGATTTATTTGCCTCGATCTGGTTAATCCAATAAGTAGTCTCCCATAGCCATGTCTCGATTTGGGCAAATTGCCGTTCGACCGGAATGAAGCGAAAGCCGTCGTGGACGTCGCGGTGAACCAGAGCCGCATCAATCCATACGGCCTTGAGGGACTTTCCATACTCCATCATTCCCGCATAAAGATAGCCATCAATCTGGCTATTCGGGCTGAAAGAATCTACGAACGAATTCTGAAATGGCCCTTCCCTCTTGTAAAGAGAAGTGGTCTTGTGCTCACCAATATAGATTCGACCTTGATATCTGAATATCTTATCCCATCTTCCAATATAGATGAGGCTGGGGTTTTCTGGATCCAGGGGAACTGCAAATGGTCTTTCAATATCGAGTAACTCAAAGTCCGAACGGCAAAGCGTGTGTCTTCTCTCCTCGATGTAATTAAACACCATCTCTGTAGCTGTCTGAGCGTTTCTGAATTCAGGCTTTCCGCCACTTTCGACCTCCATCAATTCTGCGTTGGTTGCATTTGCCTCCCAGTAGCGGGTGAACGCGAGCATGGCCTCGCGCGTCAAGGTCATGGTATCTTTGTTAACTGCGGCTGTCATTGATCTTTCTCCTATTTGTGTCGAGTATTTATCTCTATATTGCTCATTTGAACTTCGTGAGTATGAGCAATCTGCTCCAGCGCATCAGCGATCCTCAGAAGGGAGTCGGTCACTAGGACATACTCCTCTACTATGGTATCCAAGATCAGCTGTTCAGCTGGGTCAATCTTTTTTCTCCCTGATTGCTGTTTGAGGAACTCGAGAACATCTGTAATCTTCTCGAAACGATCTGGCATCTGTTTCTCCTATTTCAAAGGGAGATCATGCTTCTCCGCGAGCCATCTCGGGATACTGAATTCTCCCTTATCTTGATAGAATTCCACCTGACTCTTAGGAAGCCAGATTGGCTTATCTGCATCGAAATCGACCAAATAGGCCTTGTCTGTTTGTCTGATAACACGCCCAGGCAAAAGGACGCTATCGAAGCGCCCCTCGGTCACTGATAGGCCCTGGCATAGGCGACTTCAAACGCCACGCGCTTGCCATCCGCAAGGCCTGGGCCGCCAATCGCTCCACCGCCTTGGTCGTCTTTGGCGAGACACCAGTGATCGAGAACGAGCATCGGGGGCGCATCGGTCCAGCTCATTCCCGTCTTCCCGATCGACTTGTCATCGTAGAAGAATTCCAGAGAGTTGCCCTTCTTTAAGACGGCATATTTATGCCACTGGGTTGTATCAACCGGAACTACCTGCTGCCAGCGCGTCTGGTGATTTCCCCAGAGGACCGTCGCCTTCGCGCGATTGGGTCCATAGAAGGGATCAGATCCACCATTTGGCGCCTGCCCTCCGTTGTCGAACTTCTCCATTATGTCGATTTCGTTGGTTTGCGCCTCCCCTCCGTTGGAGCCGCTCTGGATATCCGGCATATTCGGGTAGAGCCAAATCCCAGGCCAGCTTCCTTGCGCGGCTTCGCAGCGCGCCAGGACTTCAATGAACACAGTCCCCGTCGTCTCCGTCCACTTGCTGGCGATCGTCGAAGCGTGCGTGATGCCGCTCTGCTTGGTCAGCCATAAGATCAGGCTGTCCGCTGTCAGCTCGAGGTTCTGCGGGATCGTGGACCCATACCACCAGAGGTGATCGAAGAACTCCTTGAGAAGCTGTTCCCTGGTCTTGATCGTCCCCTTGTCGGTGCCGAAGCTCCAATCCTTCGCCAGCTTCATCCCACTGCCGGCGATTGGGATGGGCAGGCTCGGCACTGGCGGAACGGGGACCTGATCCTCGATCTCGACCGATCCCGTCAGGGAGCCATCCGCATTCACGGCGAACTTGACAGGGTATATGGGCATCAGAGCCTCCCCATCAGGAGAAGGATGATAACCACCACCAGAATGAGCCCCACCCCACCGCTGGGACCCCATCCATAGTGGTGATATCCCCAGGTCGGGAGCCCACCAAGCAGGAGGAGGATCAAGATGACAAGGATGATGATGTTCATATCACAAGTCCCTTTTCCAGTAGGTGGAAGTATATGCGCTTACAGGCGCGCACATCGGCCAGGGCATCATGCGCCCCCTCGAATTCTTCATTAAAGAAAAATTTGTATGCCTCCTGCAGCTTTGGCCACTTGTATTGCTGCATACCTGCATAAAGAGAAGCCCGAGGTTTGTCAAATGAGATCTTGCAAATATTCGTGCTGGCTTTCATTGTGCAGAAAAATGGAGCGCAGAGATCCATTGAAAACTTGCTATTCTGCCGCATAAACTCCGTTTTCAAAATAGCGGCATCAAAATCCACGTTATGCGCAACCAGCCGATCTGAAACAGAAGCCATATAGCCAAAAATAGACAAAACAGGGCGAATATTGACGCCAACTTCGCGTGCTCTCTCGGTGGTGATGCCATGTACGTCAGAAGCCCCAGTAGGGATTTCAAACTCATTTGGGGCAACGATACAAGATATACTATTGATCTCCTTACCATCATCCTCCGTCAGCATGGCTGCGAGCTGGACTAAATGGGGCTGTTTTGGATCATCAGCAGTGGCCTGAAAATCATAGAAGCCAGTTGTCTCAGTATCGAAAAATAGTAGCATCACTCACCTTGCTCGATACGCCGCATCGCCTTGGCTGGGTCCTCGCCACTCCATGCCTCGGGGAGCTTGTTCTGTGCAACCTCCTCGTTTTCATTCTCTACGAGCGTAGCCGCTCGCTTGAAGTTTTCGATGATAGGCTTTGCTACTTCAAAGCCCTCCTGATTTCGCCATATCTTGTGCAGCGCGAGCGCGCAGACAAGCAGCTCTCTTTCAGCAGAAGTCATTGGTCCCCCAGATAGATGGTCCTCTCGATATACTCGCCAGCCTTCTTTCCGTGGCTGTACTTAAATAAGAGATAACGAACCCTCCCGTGCTTATAAGCAAGGAGGGCGCTGCAAATACCTGACAAAATGGGGAGGCTTGTGGGGAGGAAGAAGTCCTCCTCCGTGCTGTGTTTCATCACCTCTTGGGCGCGGCGGAACAGCTCTCCGATGGCAAACTTATTTATTTCACCGTCTGTGACGAAAACAAGATCGCCGAATTTTTCAGCCGGGCGGTAGTCGTGAGAACCGCGATTGGCAATGAAGACCTTCGGCCTTCCACCGTTCGGCATTTATCTTTCTCCGTTTTTTATGCAGCTAGGCAGTTAACCAATCATAATGATCTGGTTTATAGTTGTCAAGGCCCTTGTCGCAGAGTAGCAAGTGACTGGACACTGGGGGATGACGGATAGTTGCCACCCCCCAGAGCCAGTCACCTGCTGCTAGCGGCGACGCCCACCACGCGCCGGCTGCGGAGCCTGCTCCTGCTCCTCCTCGACGGCATTCTCGGCCTCGTCCGCCTCCCCGCCCTCGCTTGCCAGCTCCGCGAGAAGCTGCCGCCGGAGTTCCGGGTCCATCTTGCCGAAGTGCTCCTTGACCTTCTCGGCCGCGGACTTACCCGGCTTCCTAATGCCCGGCGTCCACTTGTTCATCTCCTCCTGGAGAGCATCACCCTCCAGCGGGCCACCTTCACGCTCGGGGTCGATCAGGGTCCTGATCTTGCCCTGCGCGGCGACGACGATCGAGCTCTTGGCGTGCGCATAGATCACGTCGTGGCCGAACTGGCTGACCAGCTCATCGAGGTTCTCGCCGAGCTCGCGCTTGACCGAAGCAGGCTTGCCGTCGGTGCCGATCTTGGCGGTGATTTCCATCTCTTTCATGTTTCGATCTTTCTCCTATGGGCCGCCTGTTCATTCGGGCGGAGTTGTAATATGGCATTTACATGAGGGGGCGTCAACCCCTTTGGATGGATTTTTGTGACGCTACCTATCCTTTCTTTATCAGCTCTAGGGCTTCTCGAACCAGACGATATGCGGTGTCACTATCCCACATATCCGGCGTGAGGTTGCCTAAGACATACATGACAACCGACTTCTGTGTCTGATCCGGGCTCTTGTCGGCGGCATCTATCAACGGCACACCAGGGTGAGCCTGCTTGAATAGATCCCACATCACAGGAAGATCCTGAAGATTGATTGCTGCCGTCCTGAATTCTTCGTTTGTTTTTCCGAAGTCTGCCAGCGCCTCCCGCATATGGCGCTCTTCCTCTTCTTCTGTCACGCGCGAGACCCGGCGTTTGGCCAGATCTATGATGTTCTCTCCCAGCTCTTCCACGTCCTCCACTTCCTCTGTGGGAACTGTTCTGTGTTTTTGCTTATTCAGTTTTTCCCGCTGGAGCTCGAGTCTTCTGTCCGTTGACAGACCACCCATAGATCCATCAGGCCATTTCACTTCAAACCATTGTTCTCCGTTGACTATACGAGAGATGGTGGGCTGGGTCACGCCTATGTCAGCAGCCACATAGTGTTGACTCTCGCCGTCCCATATGCGGCGCTTTATCTGGCTGACTGTTAGCGCGTTCAGAACTGTTGGCATCTCTGAACACCTCCTAGATATGTTCAAAATTTGAACAATGCCACTATGCTGGCTTTTCAGTAAATGGATGCTCCATCTCCTTGAATTCATACCAGGTCTGATTGATCTGATAGGGGATATTCAAACAGTTGCAATCCTGCGCGAGGATAGAGTTCCCGAATAGATGAAGGATCGCATCCTCCAAACTGGAAAAGGGTCCAATCACCCTAACCACTGAGGGCACTGGAGGGGCTTGACGCTCGAGGTTCGTTTCCACAATGCAGATCATTTCTTTTGCTCCTTGTGAATGCGACAGAGATCTGCGATCTCGTCTGCGATCTCTTTCAAATGCTTGCCGATTTCGGCAAGATCCATTCTCCTGCTCTGCTCGAGTCTCATCCCAACCCTGCGAATAGCCAGCTCGATGATTTCAGCTTCTCTCATCTTTCTTCTCCACTTTGTCCAATGCCTTGCAGCGTTGGAACGTTTCATGGTATAAACGAACCCATTCTCTGTAATCGAAATCCAGTCTGGCATCACGTATCTGCATGACACGGAAGAACTGCCTGTAGGCGATCGCTACTTTGGCGATTTCCTTCGCTAAATCAATTGAGAGAACGACATTCCCAGAAAGATTATCCATAGCCCATAGATTGGGACCGTTTCTGATATGCTTACCCTTACAAGCAGAGTCAAGCATATACAAAACATCCACTATTTTCGGATCCTCTTTGAGGAGTTCAGAAAGGGGGATATGGGTCATAGGCATCACCAAACTCCTATGTAGTGGTTGAGATAGACGGCAATTCCCAAGCCTATAGCTATCCCTGCGAGAAACCAGTTGAACTTTGTCAAAAGGGCACCTCCTCGTCCTCTGGAAGTTTCGGTTTGGGCGCACCCTGTTTGAGCGCGCGCAGCTGCTTCTGCACTTTGATAGCCTCCTGTTTGTTCCATCTGATCCGCAGATGCGGAGGCTTGCGCCATACAACACACTGCATGGTCACACCAAGATCCATCAAAGGACCAATCACTTCAGCATCCATCCACGGGAGATGGCCCAACTTATTGGGCAGATCAAAGACTGCCACAGCCCACCTATGGTATGGATTATTAGGCTCGCGCACTAATTCCAACGGTTCCCCATGTTGAAGGGCGCGCAGAATGTTCTCGGCATTCTTATAGAAGCTCATCCCAACAACTTTGGAATAGAAATCAGGCATATGAAGCCTCGCGCGTCGTCATGCGCTCTCCTTGGGCGCCCTGCGAGCGTATCCTATACGGGCCTTCTCGCTCGGCTCGGGTGAGCGCCCCGCGCGCCAGCAACCCTCGGCGCGGCAGTAGGCGAAGCTCCGGCACTCGCGACACGCATTGGCGATGTCGTCGAAGTAAGCCTTATGCTTCTGATAGGCCGCCCGTGCCGCGCGACGCTCGGCGAGCAGTCGTCTGATCCACGAAAGGAAGCCCAGCTTCTCAGCCATCATGGATCAGGTCCCCTTGGTGGGGGCATTCAGCGAGCGGATCGCCGTTGCTTTGCATCCGACCGTCATTTGCGTCATCAAAGGGGTGCTGAGCGGCTCGACGTGATAATCGAGCTGCAATGGCCAGCCTTTCTTGCACCACGGGCAAACCGCCTTGGCCGCCTCCTCTCGTCCCCTCGCTTCCGCCTCACGGATGGCGGTGGCGAGCGTTTGCACATCGAGATATGTCGTGCGCAGCAGTTGTGCCGCGATCTCTTCGGGGGAGCCCTGCATCTCATTTCTCCTTGAAGGGATATCCATCACTCGCTCTCCATTCTCTCACAGCTTCATTCCATGCAATCCTGCGATCCCCCGTCAAGGGATTCAGTTGCACCTCGTTTTTGGCAATGATAAGAGTATGAACAAAATCAAGCGTCCGGTTCCTATGAAGCCACTTGGCCTCAGCAGGTGTCAGACGCTCGAGAGGTTCAATCATCCGCTTCTGTTCAGCCAGAAGGATGACGCTACTTACGAGGCTTCGCTTTCCTCTTTTCACTTTCAATCACCTTTAGGCAGGTGTGACAGTTTATGGATTTGACGTCGTGTGTGAGGATTAGATTGCGCGCATCAGCTAGATATCTCCCACACGCGCTATGCAGTGATCCTTGGAAGAGCTTAGAGCCCTTTTCAAGATGCACCTTTCCGGGACTTCTTTGGCTTTCCATACTTCCCCTCTTTCTTATCTGCTTGAGTGAACTCGCGCGCTACAGATTGTGGCACACCAGCCTTTTTACTGAACTCAACGCTGTGTGCCACCGCCTGCATTAGGTCGTGTTGCTTTTTGCTCCTGCTCGGCATCTTCATCACTCCAAGGGATTGTTCTTTATCCTCTTTTTCTTCTCACCCATGAAGCTAGACATTCTTCTTTCTCCATCTTGGAAGCCCATTGCCCTTCTCGTGCATCAAAGCTACATACAGATGATCCGGCTCTTCATCAGGTAGCGCGGCGGCTATCCTCTGTAGGGCGTGCTTGATATCTCGAGCCTCGATCACCTGGGTGTCTGGGAACAGATCACAATTCCCAACGTCGTATGCCATCCAGGCGTACTGGTTCATCTTGGTTCCATTATCAGACATTTGCTTTCCTCCTCCTTTTCATCTTTTCATATAGATTATACATCTTTAAGAGATTCTGCTCAGCGTCTATTACTTTGCCTTGCAAGGACCTCATGACTTCATCTGCTGATGTTCTCTTACCTGCCCATTCAAAGCGCTTAATAGCGCGCGCCAGCCTGATGGCTGCATTGAGGAGGTTCCATTCCTCCGCGCAAGGAATAGCAACCTGGCCTTTATCATCAGCAGTCATTGGCCGGCTTCCCCTTCAAAGCATCCCTCGCCTGCTGTAGCATCTCAGGTGTGGGGAATACAATCCCTTTCTTGTAATCCCACTCGAAATTAGTCAAGTCTAGACCGTCTGTCACTATGACCTTGGTGACAACACCCAGGCGCGCGCCGACAGATGTTGTGTGATGTTTAGCTGCCGTCACAGCCTCCTCTGCCGACACCCAACGTCTGACGTATTCATACTGGCCGGTGTCGTACCAGATACAGACGCTAAACTCTCCTTTTGTTTGGCCGATGCGCTCGCTCATTCTCCTTCTCCTTTGAAGGTATCCAACAGCGCCTCTCGCTCGCTATGATACCAGACTAATAGCTCGCGCAAGGGCATCTGTTTATTGATGATGCCATTGCACATTGCTTTGACGACACGCTGCAGAAGGCCACCATCAAAGGTCTTGCCTTCTACACCCAGCTGCATTTCAGAAACAATCTGATGCAGCTTGATGAGGAATGCGCTGTTCAACTCGTATTCTTCACACTCCTTTTCTGTGTTGAAGAGGGCACCATCCTCCGCCTGGAAGCGCTCAACCTTCTTTGCCATCATCTTTCTCCTTTTTCTCTTGATCTGTCGCAACCTGCTTGGCAAGCGTCAAGAGCTTGCGCGCGATATCCAGGGTGTGGAAATCCCCCTGTTTGATGTTTGTCACGAGGAACTCCGCAGCCTCGTTTATCCCATGCGCCCTTCCTGCACGGAATGCCTTGGAGATGCCATCACGCATGATCTGCCATGCGTCTTCGGTAAACTTACCTAGCGCATCCATCCCTGCCTCCTCATGATCTGTTCCCACCTGGCGCGAACCCGCCGGCGCTCTGCGCGCCTCTGTGCACAACCGCGCAGCATCCTTTTCCGCCACCAGCTCTTATTGTTAGCCATCAAAGCCTCCCCATATGACAAGCGCCAATGACAAAATCGTCAATGCCCACACGCTGAATGGAACCATCCAGTTGCTGGAACCACCACACGTTGGACACCCGGAACACCTTTCCTTTCGTTCCCGATATGAGAACAGCAGGGCAGGGTGCAACGTCGCATCCCCTATCGGCAGCTTTTGTTCTGCCATGATCCATCATCCTTCTGTTGTGTTCCACCTGTAAGGTCCCTCTCTGGAACATGCTTGATGACTGCATAATGCCCTCCAACCTTAAATTGATAAACAAAGAGCCAGTTGTCCCCGACTGGGAATATATTCCGCAGGACAACTGGCCCGAAGTCGATCATCTTGCTAGGAGATTACTTCAACAGTGACCTTCACCTCCATCACTTTGATCTCCGCGCTAGGCTGCCCGGCCCACAGCTCCTTGACCGCCTCCGCGCGCTGCCTGCTTGAGAAGATATAGCTCTCTTCTATATCCAAGCCCCAGCGCGCCAATCCCGCATGGAGGGGGTTATTCACCAGATAGCCATAGTCCCGCCTGGCTATCACAAAGTACTGTCTATGCACCATGATCTTTCTCCTCTTTTGCAGCTTGTAGAGCACTTGTTAGGTCAGCCATCATTCTCCCTATTACTATAGCCAACTTCTTATCACCTTCAAACTCTGGTGCGCGTAGGATCAGAAATGTAACGAACAACTCTGGCGTGTCGGTTCCGTATTTGGTGATGAACTCTTGGATGGTCATAGATCTTTCTCCCATTATCAGCCGTATGCCTTTTCAATTAGATAGGCCATGATGCGCGCGCTTTGTTCCTCAAACTCACGTGATCCCGCAGGCTCTCCCTTTTTGGGCATTGCCCTAGCGATGCGAGTTTGCACCGCATAATGGATGTACTCCCAATCATCCTTAGTGAGAGCAGCTTCTAACTTCGCCAAATATTCAGCAGACGCCATATCAGACCTCCTCAAAATCATAGTTGTTCCGAATAAACTGATTAAAGAACTGCCCGTGCGAGGCCGACAAATTCAGGGCCTCCCACACATCAGGTGGAACATCAGAATATCTATATCGCGCCCCCGTGCGCGCAAATGTAACCGTGAGCTTCTTCAATCCCTTGTTATAAGAAAAGCCCGCCAAGGCTGTGCTCTCTGCTCTGCGATACCTGCCGCTGGTCGGCCTTGTGCGAACAGCAGCAACAGCAGCAGCGAACCCAGCCTTGGCTTTGGCCATCTCTCTATTCCTCCTCAGCAGGGGCGAACTGGCCCGTCTCAGAGAACTCGGCGCTCGCCCAGATGGACTTGCTCCGATATCTGTATTGGCCCTCGAAATCTCTGGGGTTTTCAGCCCTGCGCTCGGCCCAGGAAGTGGCCTCGAACTCCTCCTCTTCCTTTTGCCAGCGCTCGAGGAACCTCCGAGTGGGCTTATCCAGGCTGTTCATGTCAGGAACAGCGATAACCCTTTTACCGTTGCATTCCCCACACACTTCATCATAGCGCCCGGCGATGTAATCCCTGAAGCTCTCTTCATCCCACTCCTCGCGATCACTCGCGGTGATGGCGCCGAACCTGTGTGAATGCGATCCCTTGCCGTTGCAGGTCCCGCAGACCTGGTAAACAGCAGAGACGATGATCTCCTTCCCCTCAACCATCAGCCTGAACTTCATGATCTTTCTCCCCTTATCTGACGCTGACCAGTTTGCCGTCCTTCATCGTGCCCTCGGCATACCAGGTATGGGGCGCCGGGCTGTGCGGGCCTTCCAGATGCACAGTGCCATCCCTAGGAATGCTCCCGAGCCCAGGCGCGTACACCACAACAGGCTTGCCCGCCGCAAGGGCTTCCTTGAGCTTCTTCTTTGTGGGATAATTTGGTGAGACGTACATAGATCTTTTTCCCTTTTGTCAGGTATTGTCCACAATCCAGCGGGTGTATATGTCCGCCAGCTGCTGGATACACGCAGCGCGCTTAAGCGTATCCAGCGGGTCCATATCCCCACTCTTCAACGCATTAGCATTGGCCATCTTCTTCTCAAACTCACACAAGATGTCATCGAGCAGGGTCTTGATCTGATTCTTATCTATGCCGTTCATGGATCTTTCTCCTGTTTTTCAGATACGCTTGGACAAATAGTCGATCGCCTTCTTGCTCTCCAGCTTCACACAGAGATCCACCTCCCCACCGAGGGCTATCTTCATCGCTGCGCGCCTCGCTGTGCTAATCGACATAGCAAAGATGACTCTCGGATAAGTCTGACCCCATCGGTCTGGTTTCGTTGTCACCAAATAGGCATCACCCAGGTTCATCACACTATCCAGCGTATCATCAACCGCGCTCATTTTCTTTCTCCTCTTTGTGTTGCAGTAAGAAGCGTTCAAAAATTGAACATCACCCCTGGTTCAACCGCGCAACTGCCCTGTCAACATCAGCTTGCGTATCTCCCTCGCATTTGACGATCTTCTTGTCCTTCATGGCATAGGCCTGATACGCCTCCTGCCTCTCCACCAACACAGCGGCATACGAATAGTCTCCCCATTGCGGAGACCACTTGCCGTCCTCTTCAAGGGTGCAGAGCATGTAATAGACAGGCATTGTTATTCTCCCCTGCGTTGAACTGGTTAAACCCGCGGCCCTTCGAGCAGCGTCAGGCCAGCCAATTCCTCCACTCTGCTTGTTTGGCTTCTGCCAGGACATTGAGGGCGCGCTGCTCATCGGCGGTCAACATGTCCCAGTGCTTCGCCAGGCACTCGAAGCCAATATGATCTGAGGGACCGCTATCTTCGATATTGGGAATAGGCTTCTGGATCACAGCGATCTTCCAGAGCTTCCCATAGAGCTCTCGCCCCACACCCTCCCAGCACTCCGCCACCTCGTCGGCGCGGAAGATCTCGAACGCCGGATTGGCCTTGATCTCTTCTGCCATCTGTTTTCTCCTTTTAGTCAATGTATCAGCATACAAATGTACCACCCATTCCCTTACTATGCAACAGCGTTTACAATCAGTGTTCCGGATCATCAGCTGTTGGTGACAGATCAGGCACTGGCGCGCCCTCTAGATCCACTTCTTCCTCCTCATCTTTGGGGTGCATTTGCAGATATATAGCCCTCATCTCATTCAATGACATTCGCTGATTATTGTCCCTAAAGCTCATCATTGCAATAACTTCACGTGGCAGGAACTTGTTTGTCACCAGCACGTTGACAACCTTGATTGCGAGTGTATTCGCAAGCGCCTGGTTTTTAACCCCCTTGAAATAATAGTCAAGGTCATCCACGATCCTCTTGCTCCATTTCATGTAGGTCTCCTGTCTATCTATAATCCGTCGGGCCATCTATGCCTCCGCAACAGGCGCACACGCGCCCCATACATCGTACACAATTCATATTGATTGTACCATTCCCATGACACACCCATCCCCTTCTGTCAGGGACAAACAGGTCTATCTCTTATATATAGTAAAAAAAAAAATAACAGTAATAAAAGCCAAGCGTCTTTGTATAGCGATGCAACATGGGCGGGTGTGCTCCAGGGTGGTACAATCAATAACAATTGCATTCGATGTATGGAACATAACACCCCCTAACAGGGTCATCATAGGTTTCATGCTTGACGCCTCTCCATAAGTGTGCAATATTAAACAGATGTCAAATGACCCCCTCTCTCCGATCCCCCCGCCCCTTCCATACACCATCAAGGACATGATGGACAAAAAGATGTCCCCAGCCGTAAGGCAACGTTTCGAAAAGCTTCGTAGGATCACAAAGGAAGATGCCAAGCGCAGAGAAGACAATCCCTCAGATTGAAGCTCTTGGCCTCCCTGAAGAAGTCAAAAAAAGAGAAATCTTCTGCGGCCTAGCACAAATCGCCGCATACCTCGGCTGCTCCATCGGAACTGTCCGCAAATCCATCAAGCACGGTGGCCTCCCTGCTGCATCATGGACAACAGGTGGCAAATATATCGCAAGTCGTCGAGCTATCGACATCTGGATAGTCCGATCCCACCTTCGCTTAGTTGAAAGTAATAATTGGGATAAGTCGAAATCCTAGGAAAACCTATCATGGCGGAACGCAGTTGGCCTAGCGATCAAAACAGAGTCTCACGCGAGGAGTTGCGACTTGCCATTGAGCAATACTCTCGCGACCCATTTGCTGATGCTCTTAGTGCCTTGTTGCAAGCTAGGCCCTCACTTGAGCGCATGGTGCAATGGGCTGGTGAAGATCCATTGAAATGGGCCAACGCGGTGAAGATATTCGCTATATTAGGTGGTTATACTGAAAAAACAGAAACCCTTCATCTGCACGACCATCGTCACATCCACAAAGCCAGTGACGCCCAGCTCCTGCAAATGATGCAAGAGATGGTCAGGCAAGACCCGGGTTTATTAGAGGAGCTTAGGACAATAGACAGGGAGGCGTTGCCTCTACCTATGCCATCAAATGACTCTGAATAAGTCCGCTATATACCATCAAATGTCTATAACGCGCGATATAGTAACCTGTTCAAATTTTGAACAATAGATAAAGGAAAAGCCCCCTTTCGGGGGCTGCCTCCCTAGATGGCATTGACCAAGATCCAAACCACCGCACCGATCACCGCCAGCACTAGGGCCAAGCCCTCGAGTTCGTCTAACATTCTCTTTCTCCTTGTTCTGAGGTGCGCGAGATGGGGGGCTTTCGCCCCCCTCCCGTGTTAGGCCCTGCCACCCTTCCGGAGCGTCGGGCCCTGCGCGACCAGGCTCTTCTGCAGCTCGGCGATCAGAGCCTTGCGCTCGGCCTCGGTCATGTTCCCCGTGAGGCGCTTGACCGTCTCCGCCCGCTTCGCCGGGTCGGCCGGCTTGCGCTGGCTCGGCTTCCACTCCTTGACCGCCGTCGTGATCACCGCGTCGGTCTGATGCTTCTCGCCCTCCAACTTCATGCGCCCCCTGCAGAATGCCTGCAGAGCAATGGTCGCGCTGTCGACGAAGTGCTCGAAGACGATCCCCTCCCCGAAGCGCTTCACCGCGTCCGCGAGGTTCGCGCCGAAGTTGTACTCGACCTCGAGGGTGCGCACGGGGGTCTTCTTGTCCGCGCCCATGATCTGCGTTGTGATCTTCGTCATAATCTTTCTCCGTTTGTGTGCCCGGGGAGGAGCCCCGCGGGCGTTAGAAGCAGTCACTTCCAACACACACACTATCTCATAGCGCCGTGCGCGCCACAACATAATAATGGTAACAAACGGCAGAAAAAACGTGTGCCATTTGGCACCCAGCTGGACCCCTGTTTGTAACTGGCACGACCCTTGCATAGAGGGGGTGTGGGTCAGTATGATTGCCCTATAGTGGCGGCGCCATCATCCCCCACAAATTTGTAGGAAATTCAAACTTCATAGTATATCGTCGTAAAAAGCGCAAAAAGGAACCCCCTCCGCCTGCGGTATTCAGAGGGGGTTCTCAAGGAAAAGAGAGAGCGTAATGCGCGCCCGCTGACGGTTAGCTACGGCGGATGGCTATACGGGAAAGGCATCGCCGGCGCGCTACTTCTTGGAGGGAGTGCGGCCGCTATAGCGCTGCTGCGATGCAGATTCGGGCTTGTCGCCGCTCTTCCCCATGTCCGCCTGCTGCTGGACCGCGCGCTCCGCCTGGGCGCTGGGCTTCTGGCTCAGATTAGCCCGCTGACTCTGCGCCTTCGTGTTCTCGGCCTGATCGACTTCCCCCTGGTCCAGCGCGGGATTGGCCTTCTGCCCTTCGCCGGTCGCGCCCCTGGCAGTGCGCTGTGTGCTGGAGCGATCGCCCACCTGGACACCTGGCTCGAGATTGGTGCCGCGATCGCGTTCGATCCGCGCATCGCTGTCGGGCAGGGAAGCCGCCGGGCGGGTCTCGCTGGTCTCCTCCAGCGTCGGATTGAGCGTCGGGTCGATGGGCTCGGGCTCCTTGCCGATCAGTTCTCGCTCGGTCATCCCGATCTGCGCCGTGGCACCAGGACCACGTATCGAATCCTGCTGGGTCTTGCTCTCGGGCCCGGTGTTGGGAGGCTCGAGAAATTTCTGATCTTGGTTCTCCTCGATGTACTGCCTATCCGACGCAGCGCGATGGTCCCGAGCCAGCTGCTCCTGTTCATAGAGCGGGCGCTCGCCCACCGGCCGGCTGAAAGAGACGGAGGGATGCGGATCGGGCATCGACAGGGTCACTGGATTGCCCTTCTGGCTGTCGGCGATCTGCCCGTAGTCGCATACGGCCTCCATCGGGCCTTGGGCCGTAGGGATGGACAGCCTCAAAGTCCCGCCATCGCGATACATTTGGACTTGCATCTTCACCTCCATTGGACAAGAGTGACATGATATGCCCACCTGGTCAGGGTGTCAACCCCTCTCTCAGCCAAAGGCTGCGCGCCTATGAATGATCCCGAGAACACACGCTCTTTAACTGAACAGCGACGCAAAAGGGAGCGTGTGCTCACCTTGCTGTCAGAAATCCAGCGGCGGCAGGCAGATGATCCTCTGCGGCATTTTCAGCTCCATGACAAACAGAGACCTTTTGTCAATGCGGTGCTCAATGGCCCCACATCTGAAAATTGGTTCATCGCTGCCAATCGTTCAGGAAAGAGCGATGCAGGGGCCTACGCTGGATCAATGCTTGCGCGTTTTGGAGACCAGGGCGATGATGTACGCTTTGTCGGCGCGCAAGGATCGAATGTCACAGTTAGGGATCGATCCACATCTGGTTGGGTCTCCGCTCTTGACTTTCCAACATCGCGCGACACTATCCAGCCTAAGTATTTTAATAACGGATTTATGCCTCCAGGGGCTTCCCATGAACCCTTTATTCCAGAAAGAGAGATCGACGAGTGGCGCGTTGCTGACCAAATCCTCAAACTCAAAAATGGCTCTATTATCGGCTTCAAGTCAGCTGACTCTGGACGCTCTAAATACCAGGGAGCCGAGAAAGATTGGGTTCACAATGATGAGGAACACCCGAAGGAGATTTACGACGAGATCTCAATCCGAGTGGGCGCTCGAAAACTACGGATCTTCAACACCTGTACGCTCCTTCCACCTGTCGGTCAGGTCGGAGGAATCACCTGGGTTTTTCCCAGAGTAATTGAACCATTCATGAGGGGGGAGTTGAGGAATGTCGGTGTCTTCGGTAGCTCTATCTATGACAACCCGCACATCCCATTGGAAGAGATTTCAATCCTCGAAAGCAAATTCCCTCCTACATCAGTGGAGGGGCGTATCCGCCTGGGAGGAGAGTGGCTCCCTGGGTTATCCGGCGCTAGGGCCTATACTTCTTTTGACAGACGGCTCAATGTACGTCCTCAACCACTTATCAATCTCCGGCGTCCTCTCGCGTGGATTTGGGACTTTAACGTAGAGCCTCTGGTTAGCTTGTTGGGTCAGCGCGAGACCTTCGCCAACGGCAAGAATATGTTTCGCATCTATAGGGAGCTGGGTTTAGAAGGGAGCGCCAGCATTCCTGAGATGTGCCAGCTCTTTTATGAAGTCCATCCGAAACATTTTGCAGAAATCTGGATATATGGCGACGCGACTGGGCGCCACAGACATCCCCAATCAAACAAGAGCAATTACACCCTCATCCTGAATGAAATGCGCCACTATCAGGTTCCATTCCGAATGAAAGTCCCAGAGGGCAACCCCCCAGTCCCTGATCGTATCAACGCCGTCAATCATGTCATGCGAGATGAAGATGGCATGAATAGGTTTGAATGCAATCCAGAGTGCATCGAATTGATCGCGGATTTTGAGCAGGTCCTGCGCGATAATCGAGGCGGGATCAAGAAGGTGACTGATCCAAAAAACCCCTATTTCAAGCGCACCCACTATAGTGATGCCGTCGGCTATTGGATTGCCTTCGATGAACCCGTCCGCACCCTGACGAAGGAGTCCCGTCAGAGGGTTAAACTCCCCCCTCCAGGGTATTCTTTCAGTAGCCATCGCTAACCTACACAAAGCTATTGCGCGAAGGGACCTAGTGTGATATGGGTGGGTATAGAGAAACAAATCCCCCAGAGCCCTATACACGGCATGTAGTGTGTAGGCTGTGTGGAGATTCTCTTGTTGGTCATGAAAGCAAGATCGGAGTTTGCACCTATTGTATCGCAAACCCACCTGGTGCATATAACAGAGTCAACCTGAGTATCCCTTCGTATGGCAAGAAGGTCCACCACCGCAAAGAAGAGCCTCCTGACTGACGGTCCGGGTCCCACAGGGGACCGCGCTCTTCAGACTGGGCCCTCAGCCGACGACGTGCCGCCAGACTTCGCCCGACATACCAATCTGGCGGTTCACACAGATATGCACTCTGCCGAACGCAGCGCGCTATCAGATGCGGATGTTCTCAAACAGATCAGGGAATTCCGCAGGGAAGCATTCGACGCGCGCAAGTCGCGCATGAAGAAGAATGAACTGAACCAGCTTGCCTATATGGATGAGCAGGATTTTTCGCACAAGCAAGAAGGCCAGAGCGCTGAATTTTTGCCGAAGGTCTCAGTGTCTGCAGAACAATTCAGCGCATTCGTGAAGCGTTCTCTTGTGCAGTTTGGGGATTGGTTTGAAGTAAAGTTAAACGATAATCTCCCTGCCTTTTTAACTGATAAGCAGATGAGAGATCTGCTCAAGCTATATATTCACAATATTCCAGCTGGTGTAAATAAAACAGTCAAATTTGAAACAATCGTGGCGGATGCAGCCAAGGGCGCGCTGCTCGACAGCCTGATGATCTTCAAAGTGCATGGCCGCCCCATCAAACAACGCTCATATGAAGTAGACACACCCCCGCCGGGTGTCAACCTGGAAACTGGACAAACCGTCCAGGCAGAACCTGCTCTTCGAATTAACGAAAAAACAACTTGGCGTTTGTGCATAGACATCGTTCGTCCTGAGGACTATTTCCCCGACCCAACAGGGCGCGGTTTGTACGAGATCCACGAAGTCGAGAGGGACTTTCATCAGGTCCTCGAGATGGCTGAAGCTGGCATCTACGACATGGCGGTTGTGGAAGCCATAGATGGAGATTTCAGGGACGAGGAAGACAAGAAGAGGAAGGAAAACACCAGAGGTCAAGACCGCTCTGAGCCGCCGCGCAACCGACGCACTCTGGTGATACGTGAGTTCTGGGGCACTCTTTTAGATCAAGATGGCTATCCAGTGCACGAAAACTGCGTAGCGGCGGTGGCCAACGACAAGTATGTCATCAGAAAGCCAGAGCCCAATCCCTGGTGGCATGGAGAAAGTCCCTTTGTAACATGCCCGCTGATCCGGGTTCCACATAGTGTGTGGCACAAGGCCCTCTATGATAGCGCCAGTCACCTTAACATCGCGCTCAATGAGATGTTCAATCTCATGCTGGATGGCGGCATGGCAGCTGTTTGGGGGATCAAGCAGTTGCGCACAGACATGCTCGAGGACCCAACTCAGATCTCCGATGGCATACCTCAGGGCATCACGCTGGCTGTTAAGAGCGATCTTCCGGCAAACACCAAGGTCATCGAGAACTGCACAGAGGGTGAAGTCCCCACGGATGCGATGGCCATATTCGAGATGGTCGCGCGCGAGTTTACGCAGGCGGCCCTCACAAACGACATTAAGCTGGGGTCACTTCCGCCGAGGCAGGTTAAGGCAACGGAGATTACATCAGCGGATCAGAGCCAGGCTGTCACCCTCGATTCTATAAGTGCAGATATTGAGAATGATGGTATGGAGCCAGTTTTGAAGAAGGCATGGCTCACCATCTTGCAGCACGTCGAAGACTTCGATCGCAAGGAGATCATCCAAACCATAGGTGTTGCACCGGCCCAATTCCTTTTGTCCCTTTCAAAGGCCGAACGTTTCGCAATGTTCGCCAATATCGCCACCTTTGAAGTTAACGGCCTCTCTTCAATGATGAGCCGGGTGCGCGATTTCCAAAAGACAATGGCCCTCATGCAGGTTGTTGCATCCAACCCGATCATGATGCAGGCCTTTATGACGAATTATAGTCCGCAGAAAGTCCTGAAGACGGCCATGAAGCAGCTCAACATCAATCCCGATGATTGGGCGCGCACACCTAATCAGATGAGCGAACTCCCACAGGAGATGCAGCAGATTATGCTCTTCGCGCAGATGATGAATGGCGCGCAGGGCGGAGAGATGGCCCAGGATGGGACAGGTGGAACTGGCCTGGGGACCGGAGGCCCTGGTGGGATGGTCAGCCCGATGGGTGGTCCGCCGGAGCAGACAGCCCAGATCAATCAAGAAGCCAATCCTATGACAGGGATGCAGCTATGAAGTACGCCGGAAGGAAGCCAGGCCCCAAGGGCGCGCCCATGAAGGGCCCCGCCTGCAACACCGACGGCACCCATGACTATCTGGGCGAACATCAGACTGGAATGCAGGAAGGGCACACGAAAAGCCCTGGGCTGAACGCCCCGACTGACGATGAACCCGACCATACACGCGCAATGGCTGCGAGGTACAAGAAAAGATCATGAGTGCCGATCTCGAGGAACGCCTAGCAGAATGGGCAGTTTGGTACCATGCCAATCTTCCCAGGCTGCCCGAACACGATCTCAGGAAGCAAACAGAGTTCCTGAAAAAGGCAGTGGATGGATGCATCGAGCTCCTGGCGATCGCAGCGAAGGATATCCAATTCCTAGAACGCCGCGACCCGCTGAAGAAGCTCTATCTGCCCAAGGGCGTCACAGTCAACGGGAGTGTGAAGGAATTTGGCTAGAAGACGCACACCTGACGAGAATCTTGAATTCATCCAGGCTGGGCGTCAAGCCCAGATGGCCCTTGGATACGCTCGTGTTGTTATTCTTCGACAAAAAGATAGATTAGTGGAGAAAATGATAACTGCTCAAAGAAGCGGCTCTTTAACAGACCAAGACCTGCGCGCAATAGCAGGTGGACTTCTTTCCCTTAGTGACTTTATCAGCGCCTTGGAAACCGATATAGCGAAGGGCTTCCGGGCACAGGAAGAGGAGATGGGCGATGGCAGGAAGAACAGCGGTTAAGGAGCATGGACGGCGGCGCGCCCAGCAGGCCGATCCGCCTCCCGAGGAAGGTCAGGATGATCCTCCGCCGAATGATCGGCAGGGTGATGATCCGCCGGCTAGGCAGGACGAGCCGCAGGACCCCGGTGCTGTTAGAGAGCGCTCCGTTCTGCGAGGTGGTCCTGGCGAAGACGCGCCGCCGGAATTCAACTTCAGCTACGATGGCAAGAGCTTCTCGAGCCAGGAGGAGCTGACCAACTATATCAACGGCCTTCGGCAGCCAGCGCCCAGAGAAGAGCCTCGTCCACAGGCGCGTCAGCCCGACCAGCAGCCGCAGCAGCCCCAGACGCCGGCGGAGAAGAAGAACTGGCTCGACGAGACGAATTGGGAAACGGAGCTCTTCCGTGATCCCAAGGGCACGATCGCCAAGATCAGGCAGGGCGTCACAGCGGAGATTTCGCAGCAGCTGACGGAGCAGTACCGCCAGGAAGAGAACATGAAGACCTGGTGGACCGACTTCTACAAAGAAAACAAGGACCTCGTGGGCAAGGAGTTCCTTGTGACAACGGTCCTCCAGCGCGACTTCAACCAGATCGCCGATCTGAAGGTCGGGGAGGCGCGCCCAGAGCTCGCCAAGCGAGTGCGCGGGGAACTCGAGAAGCTCGGCGTGCCGAAGCCCAATCGCGAGGATCGGTCGGGCGATCGCACCCTTGTGGAAGCAGGAACAGGAGGGCCGCGCACTGGTCGCAGGCCCGCCAGTTCCACTCAGGAAGAGCCCACCAGGGGTTCCTCCCTGAGTAGCATTATCCGAAGCCGGCAAGCTGCCCGCAGCCGGCCTACCAATGGATCAACAGGGCGGGCTTGAAGAAGGAGGAGAAAGTTGGCTCAGTTCACCTGGAACTATGACTCACCGAGCGGGACTTATAAGTCCCACGCGATGAGCCAGCGCCTCTATGAAGCCGCCCTGCAGAAGAGCGTCTTCATGGACTACGTGCGCCCCGTGGAGGGCTTCGGGCGCAAGAAGGGCGAAAGCGTCACCTTGACGCGCGTCGCCAACCTCACCGAGCCCACCAGCCCGGTCCTGCTGGAAGGCTATCGGATCCCCGAAGACACGCTGACGCTGAGCACGAAGGCGATCACGGTCCAGGAGATCGGGCGGTCTGTCCCGTACACCAACCTCGCTGACGACCTCAGCGAATTCAACATGACCAACATCGTGCAGAAGCGTCTGCGCGATCAGATGAAGCTGAGCCTCGACACCCTCGCGGCGACAGCGTTCAAGAAGGCGAAGGTCAAGTACGTCCCAACCGGCATGTCGAGTGCCACGATCACCACCAACGGCACGCCGGGCACGACGGCGACCGAGAACATGAACGTGTTCCACGTCGAAGAGATCCGCGACTATCTCTACGACACCCTCGCCACGCAGCCCTACGACGGAGACGACTACGTCGGCATCTTCCGAACGCTGGGGCTCAGGGGCATCAAGCGCGATCCCGCTTGGGAGGAGTGGCACAAGTACACTGATCCCCAGGCGAAGTACAACGGCGAGGTGGGGCGCATGGAGTCGGTGCGCTTCGTCGAGACCAACCACGCCAGCGCGCTCGCTAAGAAAGGCACCTCTTCGGTCCTCGGCGAGGGGATCATCTTCGGTGAAGACCCTGCCGGCATGGTCGAAGTGATGACGCCGGAACTCCGGGCCGCCGTCCCGACCGACTTCGGCCGGAACAAGGCCGTGGCATGGTACGGCATCCTGGCGTTCGATATCATCTGGGATACGGCGAACCAGGGCGAGGCGCGCATCGTCCACGTCACAAGCACCTGATCTGCAACATCCAGCAGGGGCGTAAATCACAGATCACAAGTAGCCCCTAGGAGACAACAGATGGCGTATACGCACACCCAGTACGAAGTGATGCTGACGAATGCCGCCGTCATCACTTCCACAGGCGACAAGGCGAAGTGGCTTCCGGGCTACATCCCGCATGTCGTTCGGGCGCACTTCTTCACGGTGACCACCGCCACCCAGGCGGCCGATGCCGCCCAGCTGAACCTCGATAAGAGGCCGACCGCGGGGAGCGATACCGCGCGCGTCAACGACCTCGTGAGCCCGCTGAATATCCCGGCCAGCACGGCGGCAGGCAAGAACATCTACAAGGATGGCCTCCAGAGCAAGGTCAGCCCCGGTGAGGAGCTGGTCTTCGAGGTCACCGACGCCACGGCCGCCGGCGCGGGCTCGTACGGTATCTTCGTCGAGCCCAGCTGGGAGACCCCTGCCAACAATAGCAACATGGCCCTGACCACCTAAGGGCTAGAAAGGAGGTAGAAAATGGTTGCACTCGTCGCGGCCGATGTGACTGTGACAGTCCGCGAGCGCCGTATCCAGCCGAGTCTGAAGAAGCGCAGGCTCGCGCTGACCCTGGCATTCGGCGACGGAGCCAAGACCTATCCGGCAGGAGGTGTCCCGATGCCGGACTTCAAAGGTCTCGGCTTCCAGCGGTTCCTGGACACCATCGACATGACAGATGACGCATCGGCCAACGGCTATCTGTACAAATACGATGAGGCCAATAACAAGCTGCGGATCTACCAAGGTGACAACACCAACGCAGCTGCGGCGCCGAATATCGAGGTGACCGGGGCACACGCGCCGGCTGCCACGAGCATTCGCGCGATCGCCTGGGGGTGGTGATGAGCCTGCAGATGAACCCCCATGAGTTCTCCACCCACCCGGAGACGGGTGTCCCGGTTCTGGTCCGAACCACCCCCTACACGCGCATCTCGCACGAAAGGGAGCCGCCAGTCTTCCTGCAACGTGGCCTGGTCTACCCGGACGGCGGCCAGAAGCCAATCCCCGAGGAGGAGTGGCCTGGCTGGCTCATCGGGGAAATTCAACGCCTAACGCCGGCGGCCCAAGAGGAGGCGGGCTTCACAGATTTTGTTCAAAAGTTGAACAAATCTTCGGAGCCTGCCAAGGAGCCGCCATCCACAAAGTACCAGGGAGGCAAGAAGTAAATGGCCGTCATCCCCTTCGCCGGGAGTTGGATCTCTCGAGGAGTTCACC